GATGCCAGCGCGTCCTCGTGTGTCAGACTTCGCTACGATGCTCAATGGATAACGAATCCCGGGAAGGACTCCCAGGGCACCCTCCCGTCATGGGCCTAAACTGGCTTTGTGCTTCCGCCTTCCCCTGGCTGCCCACCAGCCAGTCCAGATCGGTCGCAAAGCAAGACGGGCTAAAGGTTTCAGGTGGCTGTGGCAAGTAAGCAACACAGGGACGCACAAGGCCGCTTTGCCTTTATGCCTCCTGATAAGCCGACCCCGTCGTCCGCGTACATGCGTGGCGAGCAGATGCCGTTGTTTTTCCGTTGGCGTCCGGCGTTGCGGGAAACAAATGAGGACATTCGTTCGGCGTGGCAGCTCGCGACGGCGCGCACGATTGACCAGCTGCAGAATTCTGGCTGGTTGGCGCCGGCGGCTGAGAAGGCAATGGCCGCAGTGGTTGGGCCGAATGGCCTGCAGCTCAACGCCAAGCCTAATGCAATGGCGCTCGGCTGGACGCAAGACCAGGCCAACACCTGGGCTCGCGCGGTCGAAACTCGATTCTCGATGTGGACGGATTCGGCGCGCGCTTGTGATGCCGGGGCTCGTTACACATTCGCACAATTGCAAGGCCAGGCTTATCGGCACTGGCTGGCAAGCGGCGAGATTCTCGCGACGCTGCCGTTCATCAAGGGGCCCGGCTCCTTATTCGGCACCAAGATTAAGTTGTTGCCGGCGTGGCGGTTATCGCCTCGGTGCGAGTCGCCAAGCCTCATCAATGGCGTCCGTGTCAATGCGGTCGGAGCGCCGGTCGCCTACGTCTTCAAGCGCCAGGTGCCGTATGGTGGCGTTGACGAAGTCGAGCTTCAGGCCACAGACCAAGCCGGTCGGCCACTTGTGGTGCATATCTTCGACGGCGAGCCGGACCAGACCCGTGGCATCAGTCCATTTGCATCTGTCCTCAAGGTGTGCCGGCAATTCGACCAGTTGGCCGACGCCACACTAACAGCGGCGACCGTTCAAGCGCTGTTCGCCGCGATGTTCAAGTCGCCGGGGCCGTCAGACGAGGCGCTCGCCGCGATGCAGGAGTCCGGCGAAAACAAGTCAATGACGAGCCTGCTCGGCGAAAAGTCCGAATGGTACAAGCGGACTGACCTTAACCTCGGCATCCATGGGAAGATTCTGCACGGGTTCCCCGGCGATGAGTTGCAGTTCTTCCGTTCTGAACACCCCAATTCGACCTACGAGCCGTTCTCGAAGTTTCTTCTGCGGGAAATTTGCGGCGCGGCGGCCATCACATATGAAGAATTCACAAACGACTGGGCTGGCGCGACGTTCTCATCGAGCAAGATGGGCACTGCGACCAACTGGCCCCGTGTGCTCTATCGTCGAAAGCACATCGTCGCGCCGCTCTGCCAACGCGCCTACGAAGCGTGGCTAGAAGAAGACATTGAGTCCGGCGGCACGCCATTCCCTGGCGGCGTCGCTGGGTTCTTGGCGCAGCGCGAGGCCGCAGCACAAGCCAACTGGCGCGGGCCGACCATGCCGCAGGCCGACGAACTCAAGACTGCGCTCGCCGCCGCGAAGCAAAAGGAAATCGGTCTCCCGGATTCGTTTGTGTTCGAGACTTACGGCCTCGACCGCGACGACGTTTACGAGGAACGCAAGCGCGAACAGGACCGCAAGGACGCGCTCGGTCTCAAAGACCCAGTAGCCAAAGCCGCGGCACCTCCTGGCGCGGACCCGTCGCAAGACCCGACCGAAGACCCATCCCAAGACAAGACAGATACTGGCAATGGCTGAGATTGACGACCTGCGAATCCGGCTCGCCTCGGTCAAGGAACTGCGCGCCAGCGGTGTGACCATGCTCCAGCACGGCGAAGTCCGCACCCAATACGGCGACCTCGCCGCTGTGCAGGCGTCCATCGAGCGCGAGATAGCAGCGCTCGAAACAAACGCGACCAAGAAACGGCGCGCTTTCACGGCCGGCTGACCTCACCGAAAGTCCCAGAAATGACCATGCTGCTACGCATCGCCGAGCGCGTGCTCAATCGTCCCTTGCTTGTGCATCCGGACAAGCTGCCGCTGATTGCCGGCGTTCTGTCAGGGCGTATCCCGATTGATGCGACCGGGGTGCGGGACGAAGCGCTGGCTAATGTAGCTTGTATGTCGGATTCTGGACGCGCGGCGCTGTTGCACCCGAGCGGCTCCCGCTTCGTCGGTGACTCGCTCGAACAAGACCCGGTAACGGGCAAGAACAAGGCATTGCCTTATCGCCGCACTGCCGATGGCGTTGCGGTCGTAACGGTCATGGGGTCTCTGGTTAATCGTGGGGCATGGCTCGGCGCATCGAGCGGCATGACATCATACGAGGGTATCAAGCATCAGGTGGCTGCGGCTGCGGCAGACCCGCGAACCAAGGCTATCCTGCTCGACATCGAATCCCCTGGCGGTGAGGCCGTTGGTGCATTCGAGGCCGCGGACGCCATCCGCGCTGCCGCCAAGACCAAGCCGGTTACCGCGGTTGTCAATGGCATGGCCGCATCGGCTGCCTACGCTTTGGCTGCAGGTGCAAATCGTATCGTTACGACGCCGACTGGGCTCACTGGCTCAATCGGCGTCGTGATGATGCACGCGGACTACTCGCGGTTCCTCGATGCCAAGGGTGTGACACCGACGCTTATATTCGCTGGCGCGCACAAGGTCGACGGCAACCCGTTTGAACCGCTATCGCCTGGCGTGCGCGACGACCTGCAGGCCGAGGTCGACCGGTTCTATGCACTCTTCGTCAAGTCCGTCTCTGCCGGCCGCGCTGGTCTCAATGCTGCGGCCATCCGCGCCACCGAAGCCCGGACATTCATCGGCGCCGATGCCGTCAAGGTCGGTCTGGCCGACGACGTCGGCACATTCGAATCCGCACTCGCGGAACTATCCCGCGGCATCCGCCGCGCGTCCCCGTCCAATCAACCGAAAGGGAATCGAATGGACATGCAAGAAGGCGCGCCCGGCGCCGTGAATACGGGCATCAGCACCGAAGCGCACACTGCGGCAGTCTCCCGCGCGCGCGTGGAAGGCGTCAATGAAGGCCGCAAGGCTGCACACGACCGCATCTCGGCAATCCTCGCCAATAGCGATGTGCGGCCGCATCTCTCGGTCGCAATGAAGCTGGCGGTCACGTCACCTGACATGAGCGCAGAAGACATCGCTGCGTTTGTCGGCGAATTGCCAAAGCCTGCTGCTGCTATGCCGACCATTGAGCAACGCATGGCCGGCCAAGGTGCCGCCCTTGCGCTCGGCGGCCCCGTCCCTATCCAGAACGCCAAGGCAAGTTGGGACAAGGCCATCGCGAAGCTGCCGCGTCGCGCCGCATCCTAATCACCCAGAGACATCAATCGGCCCGTCGTGACGACGCGCCTGTCCAAAATATGGAGCTAAAGTCATGACGACTTTGACTGAGGGCCGACACACGGCCGAATTTATCCTGAGCGAGGCCAACGGCAGTCGCTCGCGTGAGAATGGCACTGTCAAGAGCGGCGAGACGCTTGTCGCAGGCGAAGTGCTCAAGCTTGACGGCAGCGACCTCGTCAGCCGCGGCGCAAGCGGAACTGTGGTTGGCGTCATCATCGACAACGTCGACGCGACGGACGGTGCGGTTGATGCCGCATATCTCGCGCGTGACGCAGAGGTGAATCACAACTGTCTCACCTACGCCGACAGCGACACCGATGGCGACGACGCCGCTGATGGCCTCGCCGACCTTGGCATCATCTCTCGCCGGTAATTCGGCGACTACCCAGGCCCGTCGTGACGACGCGCCTTTCCCCTGCGCTTGAGATTCACCGAAAGCGCTAACGAAGGATTCCGACCATGTTGGACATGTTTAAGTCTGACGCGTTTTCGGTGATAAGCCTCACCGACGCGATCAATGCCATCCCCTACGTGCCGACCGGTCTTGCGCCGCTGTTCCGCGAAAACGGCGTAAGTGTGTTGTCCGTTGCTATCGAGCAGAAGGACGATGTCCTGCAGCTCATTGCGCCGTCCCCGCGTGGCGGACCTGGCGACACCATCGACAAGCGCAAGCGGTCGATGCTGAACCTCACGATCCCGCATTTTCAGCGCAATGACGCCATCATGGCGGACGAAGTGCAGGGTGTGCGAGCCTGGGGCGAAGAGTCCGTTGTCGAAACTGTGATGGGTAAGCTTGCAGAGAGGCTTGCCGAGCATTCCCAGGACTTCGACGCGACGGCCGAATATCATCGTATCGGCGCCATCAAGGGTGTCGTTACCTATGCGGACAGCTCGACTCTAGACCTGTTCGCAACATTCGGCGTCAGCCAAGAGGCCGAAGTCGACTTTGACCTCGACAACGCATCGCCAGCGAGCGGCGCGCTGCGCAAGAAGTGCGCCACTACAGAACGTCTTATCGCCCGAAACCTGGGCGGCATGTCCTATTCGGGTATCGGTGCCGAATGCGGCGATGCATTTTGGGATGACTTGATTGCGCACCCAGAAGTCCGCGCCACGTTCCTCAACCAAGCTGCGGCCGCTGAACTTCGCACCGGTGCGGTGTTCCAGTCGTTTAATTTTGGCGGCATCACCTGGCGCAACTACCGCGGCTCAACCGGGGCTACCGGATCGAGCGATGCCGGCACCGCATTTGTCAACACCGACAAGGCGCATCTCTATCCGCTCGGCGTCCCGGGCTTGTTCCGCTGCGTCTATGGTCCGGCCGACTACATCGAAACGGTCAATACCATCGGCCAGCGTCTTTATGTCAAACAGTTCCCGATGCCGAATGACAAGGGCATCAACATCGAACTGCAGACCAACGCGTTGCACTATTGCACGCGGCCGAAGACGCTCATCAAGGCCAAGCGCACCTAATGACGGCCGAAGAATTGCTGGCCCCGGATTGGGCCGGCGAAACGGTCATTATTGTGGCTGGGGGGCCATCGGTCGCGCAGCAGGACTTGAGCTTGCTGCGCGACCACCATGTTATCGCGGTGAATTCCAGTTATGAGCGGCTGCCACAGTGTGGCCTTCCGTCGCCGCATCTGCCGCACATCGATATCCTGATATTCGGCGACAATCGATGGTGGCCAATACACCGTGACCGCATCCTGACGCTGGACTGTCCCATCATTACGGTAGCGCAGACCGTCAGACACCCGCGGGTCGTCACGGTCAGAAAGAACATGCCGCCGGGGTTGTCGTTCAACCGCGACCGTCTCACGACCCGACGTACAACGCTGAGCGGCGCCATCAACGCCGCGGCATTCAAGGCGCCTGGCGGGAAAATAATACTGCTCGGTGCTGATGGGAAATTTGGCGAAGACGGAACGCGCAACCATCATACTGCGCACCCATTCCGTCATAGGCCAGACTGTTGGCAACGGCACCGCGACGAACTTATTACCTTGCGAGCCGGACTTGCTGGTCTTGGAATTACGGTTATCAACGCATCTCCTGGCTCGGCTCTTTCCGACCTCTGGCCGGTCATGACGCTTCAGCAGGCACTTGGGAAAGAAACGCTGGCCGCATGAGCTCTCTGCTGCAGCGTCGCATCGCCGCCAAGAGGGCAGCGCGGCAACTGCAGGCCATCCCGCTAAACGGCAAATTGCTTGTTGCCGCACATGGGATGTGGGGGGTTGGCGACGTAATTCATCAGCGCGCGGTATTGCGCGAAATGATGAAAAAAAATCAGGTCATAATTGAAACGGCGAATGTAGCGCCGCTGCATGACTTGATTGATGATGGGCTGCTCATTGCGCATCGTGGCGCCACTCTGCCGCGGATACGCGAAAGTATGGCCGCAGTCCGGTACAATGTTCCGTCAAAAACGCCGCGGGTGAAAATAGGATATAGCGGGCTGACCGTTCGTGGTTGCGGGTCAATACTTGCCGCACAATTCGCGTCTGTCGGGTTCAAGATGCCAGAACGTCCCGACTTCTCAATGCCGGTAAAGGCAGAATGGCGCGCAAAAGCGCGGCAATGGCTCGGGAACCCGTCGAAGCCGGTCATGGTTTATCGGCCTATCGTGTCCAACACGACATGGGCATGTCCAGCTCGCGCGCCTGACCCCGACTCCTACGACATTCTGTACCGGTCGATCCGGGGCCGTTTCTTTGTCGCGTCGGTCGCGGACATATCGCCGGGAAAAGAGTGGATAGTCGGGCCAAAGCCGGACGTTGACCTGGCGTTTCACAACGGCGAGTTGGATTTTGAGACGCTGGCGGGCGTTTTCGCCGAGGCTTCCATGGTGTTTGCAAACCCTGGGTTTGCGCCGGTTCTAGCCCAATCGGTCGGTACGCCGGTTGTCATCGTCTACGGCGGCAATGAGTCATACCGCACCACAAATTCAGTCGGCGCTCATCTGGCGCCAACGCTCGCGATCGAGCCGATAACGCCGTGCGAGTGCCACTCGCGTTACCACGACTGCGACAAGACAATAGACATGGGGCCTGCGCTGGAAAAGTTGTCAGAGTTTGCAAAGGTCGGCGCACCGCTGCGCGTCCTTATCTTCGGGACGACCTACGTTGATTCGCCAGAGCGCGCACGCCTGACCGAGCAGTGGGTCGACCTGCACCGGGCGATAAATCCAGGCTGCGACTTCTTGCTAGTCGACAGCGCATCGCCTGTAACGCCGCTATGCTTTGCGGCCAAACACGAAAACCTGAAGGTGCATTCGTTTCCGGATAATATCGGGCACCTCGCCAAAGGGGGACGTGACGGCTGGGGCCGAGCCTTCTGCTTTGGTCTGCAATATGCCATTGACCACGGTTATGACTATGTCGTCCATATCGAGGGTGACAGCCTGTTCCGTCTACCGGTCATGGACATCGTGCGGGACATGCGTGAGGCGTCGGAACCTGTTGCATCAACGCGGGTCAGCGGCACGCGCAAGCAGGAAACAGGGTGGGTTGAAACTGGCCTGATGGTCTTCGACGTCGGCTATCTGTCACGCAGCAACTTCATCCAACGCTATGAGTGGGGGGGCGTCAAGCCATATCCGAATTGTCCAGAGAAGGTCATTTATGGCCTGCTCGGCGACGACCTAGTGATGAAGCCATGGCGGGCAGAGCGCGGCGATTCTGGCAACATTACATCCTCTAACGTAGTCAACCTGGACTGGGTAACGCACGCCACACGAGATGCCTTCGACCAGTTCGCCAACTCATATTTGCCATTGAACTATAGGCTGACAATGGCGCCGAAGGCTGAACCGGTCAAAATTAACCTAGGCTGTGGCACCAACAAGCTTGACGGTTGGCGCAATCATGATGCCGATGTCGATATCACCAAACGGCTGCCGTTTGATGATGCGTCGGTCGACGCCATCCTCGCTGAACACTGCGTCGAGCACATCGACTACTATTCCGCGTTGCGGTTCTTTGCGGAATGCAAGCGCGTCCTGAAGCCTGGTGGCGTGTTGCGTGTCTGCGTTCCGGACATTGACCGCATTCGAAGGCTTGGCGACCAGGAATATTTTGACTTTGCGAAACGGTGGGCCAAGACCGCGGACTTGCGCGGTGCTCTTCTGGCTATGGTCACCTGCCACGGGCATGCCGACGCTTGGACGCAAAACCGTCTTGAGGCCTCGCTGGTTGCGTGCGGATTCGACAGGGTCGTTGCGTGTAATCCGAATGAGTCTGAGCATCCTATGCTTGCAGACGTCGATGGCCACGGCCGCGTCATTGGCGAGCGCAACAACTGGATTGAGACGGCTATCGTTGAGGCGACGGCTTGACCGTATCTGAAGACTACGGCCCAGACTTCTTTGGCATGCACATCAACTGGCGCGGCG